ATACTATATCAATGACATCCGTTCCTAAATCATAGGAAGCTGTGCTTGCTGTTAATGTTTGCGTGTTTAATTCAATCGTCCAAAGATTAAGACCTCTGTTTGCCCATTCAGCAAACATAATGTTAAGAGATCGTCTAGCAGTTTTTATGTCGTAGCCTGTCCTAACTTGGAGGCCACAACGCTCAAATGCTTCCTCTATAATCTCCTCGATGGTTAAATCGAATGTTGTAGTGCCTGAAAGAGCCATTTAACCCCCTAAGCAAAGTATACAGTCACATGTGTAGTCACAGCATTCGTGCATTTAATACTTGTCTCGCATCTAAATCCTTGATGAGGAAACATAATAGAACCAGCTACGGATTTACTGTCTCCTGCATCTGAATCATTTGTTCTTGGTACATCAATTACTGCCACGGTTGTAGAACTATCTAATAAAGTAATAGTTCCCGCTGCAACATTATAGGGTTGCACCCAAGAAACTCCTAATATTCTTCCAGGACCATTAAATACAGTTGTTGTTGTGGCACTTGTAATATTTACCGATTTTATTTCCATAAAATTTTCTCCTAATTAAAAAGTTAGTGGGGCCGAAGCCCCACTATGTTAAATATTATTCGTTAATGATTCTACTTGCTGCAACATAATGGCAATGTATTGCCTCTGCCGCACCAGCGTTTGCTTCAATTCCAATATAAGGAATTAAATCAACATCATTAGTCATAGCCGCAGATTTAGTAGTGCCTGTTGTGACAGCAGTACCACCTGTGCTACCTGAAGTGCTAGTAACGTTATACTGTTGACCATTTACAAAAATGGACAACTTTCTGTCACTATCAAATACAATTCTTAAATGATAAATTGTAGTTGCCGCAACAGTAATTGGTAATTGACTAATGTAGTCAGTTCCACCAATACTATGCACAAAGTGTAATTTGGTAAAGTCAGTATATGTTTGACCAGAATTGTCGGCATCAGTCAAGAAATTGAAATATGCTTGATCATCGTCTGTCGCAAGTTCTGGAGCATTAGTCAGTTTCAATCCGGCCCAGACATTTTGGTTATCGATCGCAGGTAATGCAATGGAAGTTTCAAAATGAACTTGGTTTTCAGTACCCCATAAACAACCAGCCCATGCCGTAGCGGCAGTGTCTAGATGTGGAGTAAGGATTGCTTGATCTTGGTCTGCACCCGCAGTTGTTGCCACAACTCCTGCTGAAGTAGTGTTAAACGTACATAAAGCAGTAGTCATATTGGTTCCAAGTGCTTCCCAGTTTCTGTTCAACGCACGTTGAACTTCAACTGTTGACGCTTGGTCAATGTTTGCGTTTAGACCTGGTCTTTGTAAAAACCATTCTTCTAAATAAAATCGTCTTGTATCTTTTAATCCAGCGTCATGAAGGGTTCTATCTGCCTCTAATCCTGTAGAATCAGCTACACTATAGATTCTATGTCCCTTTTTCGATCTTACTGGACCGCTAAAACTTGTATTAGCCATAATTTTCTCCTTGGTCGTATAGACCTTTTGTTATGCCGTCTCTATACCGTCTGCCCAGCCAGTCTGCATAACTAATTAATGCTAGGGGTAAAAGGGCGAGATTACCTCGCCCTTTTAAATATTTATCTAAGCTCCTGGAGAACCAAAAATACCTCTAGGGTCAGACCAGCCGAAGCTGTATCTTTCTCTAGCTTTGTATTTAACGTTTCCAGTATTAAAATCACCTTCCATGCTTGTTTTAACCGGTGCACGGTTAAAATATTTCAAGCCATTAGGCGCGTCAGTGATAATGAAGAATGCATCAGTATCCGATAGATAATGATTAACAGTGTAGCCTTCAGGAACAACGTTCATGCTTTTTGAAGCATTGATGTCGTTATCCGCTGTGCCTACTCTGAGGTCAGTCTTCAATAATCTTTCAGCTATGAACTGTAAATTGACCGGAATGATCATTTTACGTGCCTTAACAGCGACCTTTAGACCTCTATTATCAATAAAGCCTGCAATATCAATCATTGCTTGCTCTAAAGATGTTTCATTGAGATCCGCAGCAGTAGTGAGCTCATTTTTATAATTACCACCAGCCACAGTAATGTGGGCGGTAGAACATAATTCAAGGCCATCGCCTCCAGTGTAAGAAGAGTTAAATGCTCTGTTAAGAACATTTGCTCCTTTTACTTCTTTAGCGTTAGCCATCGAACGTGCCAAAGCTTTTGTGTACCTTGAACTTAGACTGTCGTAAAGGTTATCCTCTACAGCTTCTTCAGTTATTGAGAAAGCAAGAGCTACAGTTTCGTGAGTGTAACGGGAAGTAAACGCTTCTTGAGCATCGTCAAATTCGACTGATTCTCCTTCAGATTTTACTTTCGCATTACCGAAACCAGATAGCTCTACTTCTTCTTCAAAAGCTCTGTCTGAGTTTTCAGTTGCAAAAATTTGTGACCATTCGTTATCGTAACGAGCGTGCTCCATTCCAAACAATGCGTTTAGCCCAGGCTCAAGCTCTTTTACTAGTTGTGATCTAGAAATTGCCATTCATATCTCCTATGCTAATGCAGTTGTCAGTAACCAAGTGTGTTCCCCAGTATTAGGTACCACATACGCGTTACAATTGTCAGCACTTGTGTCGCTATTATCGGGATCCACAGAAATTCCTATTTGTTTAAACTGACCAGCAGTAGTCACTGTAGAAGTGTCTAATTCCTGCGAAGATGCCCCGGTTAACGTGCTTCCGCTCGTTCCTACCAAGTCAAATCCACCGAAATTCATTGCTTCAGTGCCTGTTCCGTCGTGTTGTACTTCAAATACGATTCTAGGATCATCATAAACATACGCCTTAATATCCGAAGCATTTGTGCTTGCTGGATAGTGATTACTCCATGTTGGTTTATTAGTTGTAGGATCAGTGTAGAAACAGCCATAAAATATGCCAAGAACTACGTTCCCAGCCGCAGCAGCTTCAACACCGCCCGCAGTAACAGCCTTAACAGCTTGTCCTTTGTAAATAGCAGTACCGTAGTTTGCCGCAATATCATATTCGCTTCTTTTGATCTCGCCACCACTAAGGTGTCGTACAGGTCTAAAACCAAACGCAGCATCTTTATTTGCCATGTTTAATCCTCCAATAGATTAATGCCAAACCAAGTTAGGTTTGATTCATTTGGCAAACAACAAAAACCTATTTCTTGCCGCCGCCAAACGTTACTCTTGTATCCCTATTAGAATGAATAGGCATACTTGGGTGTTGTTCTCGAAACAGATTATTGTCGACAGCTTCCATTTGGGAATCTGTTTTTTCAGCAAAATACTTATTTCGCTGTTCAACAATTTCTGTTGGTATGCGAGCCAACACTAGTCCACCAACTCCAATAACACCGGCATGCTTTCCATTATCAATCGTAGGAGCTTCAAAGTCTGGATATTCTTCCGCTCTGACTAATTCAAACCCTTCCCGTAAACGAGAACTTATGTTTTTCTTGTCGTCAAAGCCGAGTGATTCCACTCGAAGCCACCTATGTTTAAAACCTGGAGGCGGTTCAGGTGCATCTAATGCTGATGGCGGGCGCCAGGGTTGCGGTCTAGATTTTTTTTCTCTAGTCTCAGCGGTGCGTGAGGTCTTCTTTATTGTAGTCATGCATCCTCCTTCACGTATTTTGCATATTCTTCCAAGGGTACTCCAAGTCTTTTGGCGATATGGACTTGGCTCGGCGTTAATCTAACGGTTTTGCGTCCTGATTTTGCGGTTGAGACTCTGCTCGCAGAAGCTACTGTTTGGACGGGTTTAGCGCTTCCGTTTACCGATCCCCCTTCGTCCTTGAACTTGTGGGGAAACTCTGTTCTTATTCTTTTGTCGATCTCAGTATAATACTCATCTGAGTTCGGGTCAAATCCTTCTGTGACTAATCGACGATGTAGGCCAAAACTGGCGTATGTCATCGGTTCATCAGTACCGAACCATGGATTTTTTTCCGCCCATGACTCAGCTTTGGGATCAACTCTTTTAGCAGGTTTTGGTTGAAAAGATTCT